CCCTTCTTTACAGGCAAAGGGTATTTTTAGGCCTATATTTACAAAATAACACTATTTTGGCCTTAAAACTAACAAAATGTAAGCAAAAAGGCGTATTTTATGAAAATTAGTAACTGTATAAAGGTAGTTAGGAAGTTTTTGGAAGATAATTACGGAGAAGTCAAGCCAGAATGGGAACTTTCTCTGGAATTATTGAGAGATGCTTTGGAACTACGAGAACAAATTAGAGCTTCACTTAAGACAGCTGGCTTAACACAAGTGAATCCTTCTTCTGGAAACACCTCAGTTAACCCTCTTTTGGGAGCACTAAAAGAACAAGAGAATAGAATTTTCTCTATTTTAAAGGAATATGGACTAACTCCACTTAGTAAAGAAAGACTAGATATGGCAAACCTCGGCAATAAAAGATTAAAAACTAGTCAAAGAAAGCAGGAGATACAGGTTAAAGAATTAGAAGCGGGGGAAGCAAAGGAAGATACTAATAGTTTGATTAATTCTTTCCTAAACTCTACTTCAGAAGACAATAGTGAATACTGATTTAAGTAAATTTAAAAGATATGCCGAGGAAGTAATTAATGGTGATAGACCTTCTGGACTATATCAAAGACAAGCTTGTAAAAGATATCTTGATCTATTCAATAGAAAAGATATTGAATTTAGACCAGAAAAGGCTATTGAACCCGTTAATTTAATACAAAAGCTAAAATTATCTGGTGATAGATTTGAAAATCAGCCTTTTAAATTGGAACCTTGGCAGAAGTTTATTATTTATGCTATATATGGTTTCTATTATAAAGGAACTGATGATAGAGTTATACAAAGAGCTTATATTTTAATATCTAGAAAGAATGGAAAGACTGCTTTATGTTCTGCTTTAGCCTTATATCACCTATTAATGGGTGAAAATGGACAAGAAGTAGTTTGTGGAGCTAATAGTAAAGATCAAGCTACACTTCTAAAAGATTCTACTAAAAAGTTTATTGATAAATTACCTAAACCTATAAAGAATAATCTGCATACATTTAGATCACTTATAACATTTAAACAAAAAGATAATAAGTTAAAAGTGCTTTCTTCTGATGCTGCAACTCTTGATGGTCTTAATCCTTCTGTTGGTATAATAGATGAATACCACGCTGCAAAGAATAGTGATCTGTATAATGTTATTAAAACAGGTCAGCTTATGAGATCTAATCCTCTTATGTTTATTATTTCAACTGCTGGAGTGGATCTGACCTCACCTTGCTATACGTTGGAACTCTATTCTAGACAAGTATTGGATGGACAAATCAGTGATGATAGATTCTTCTGTTGTATGTGGGAAATTGATAAAGGAGATAAACCAGAAGATGAAAAGAATTGGTATAAAGCTAGTCCTAATCTAGGAGTTTCTATTAGAATGGAAAATATGAGAAGTGATTTCTCTTCTGCTACACAACAAGGTGGAACAGAGTTAGCACACTTCTTAACAAAGAATCTAAACTGTTGGCTTAAAGGTGGTGTTTCTTGGATTTCTCCAGATATAGTAGATAAATATAGTGAAAGTATAAAAAATGAATTCTTTTACGATAAGGAAGTATATATTGGTTATGACTTATCAAAAGTTAGAGATATGACTGCTCTTACTATTTTTACTGTTTATAACGATATATATTATTTTAAGAATTTCTATTATCTACCAAAAGGAGCTCTAGATACACACCCACTAAAGGCTACTTTAACTAATTGGGAAAGTTTTGGTTATATAACTCTAACTCCTGGAGAAACTGTAGATTATGAGTATGTAAGAGAAAAAATAAAAGAATTTGAAAGACCAAACGAAGGCGGTTATATAAAGAAAATCTCCTTTGATAAGTGGAATGCGGATACTCTATCAAAAGAATTGACAGAAATAGATGGACTTCCTTGTAAACCTTTTTCTCAGTCTATAGGAAACTTTAATAGACCTACAAAAGAGTTTGAAAGATTACTATTTGATGGCAAAGTTAGATTAGATAATAATCCAATTACTGCTTGGATGATAGGAAATGTAAGTATAAAAGAAGATAATAACGGAAATGCTAAACCAGAAAAGGAATATAGAGATTCTGCTAGAAAGGTTGATGGTGTTATTTCTATCTTACAATCACTCGGAGGTTATCTAGATGATAATATTGGCGAAATATCAGAAATATTTGTAATATAATTAAAAATGAGTTTATTTGAAAATTTATTCTCTTTTAATAAGAGAAATAAAGAAGAAAATACTAATAACGAGAGTAATTACTACCTTGGTGGTCCTCCTTGTGCATTAGATTATTCTTTCCTAAGAAGATCTATTACTAGTGACCCACTATCAGTTCCAGCATTTTTCTCTTGTTTAAATCTTATAAAGAGAACAATATCTTCACTACCTATAGAAGTTGAAAGAATAGGAAGAAAAGGTGTAGTTAGTACTGTACAGAATCATCCTATTAAACTGGCTTTTGAAGGTGGTCTTATATCAAAAACAGATCTATTTTCTAGATTAGTAGAAGATGTTGTATTAAAAGGAAATGCTTTTTGTTATATAAGACGCTCTCCAACAGGAACTGTAATGGAAATAGAATACTTAAGAGATTGTTCTGTAATATATAATGAGCAAACTGGTGAATTGGTATATATGGCACCAAAGATTGGATCTGGAGCTATAGAACCTATTAATATTCTACACTTTAAAATGCATTCTAGAGATGGAGTAAATGGTGTTCCTCTCTATCATTATGCAAAAAGATCTATTGCTATTGCAGCTGCTGCAGATCAACAAGCTAAGAATTTTTATGAAAATGGTTGTAATTTAACTGGTTATTTAAAGACAAAAGTATCAACTATTAATGAAAGACAGAAATTAGAGATTAAGAAGAATTGGCAAGAAGTAAATGGCCCAGGATCTAAAGGTGGTATTGCTGTATTGCCTGCTGATATGGATTTTGTTCCTCTATCTTTAAATTCTGTTGATGCTCAGTTGCTTGAAACTAGACATTATAACGCTGTAGATATATGTAGATTCTTTAATATCCCTCCTGTATTTATTGGTGAAACTGGTGGTGCTACTTATTCTACTCCAGAAAATGAACAAACTGCTTTCTTAAATAACTGTATTCTACCTTGGATTAATATGTTTGAGGATGAAATCAATAGAAAGTTAGTTATTGCAGAAAATATTAGAGTTATCTTAAATGAGGAAAGTTTGTTACGTTCTGATAAGAAATCTCAAGCAGAATATTATACTAAATTAGTTTCTAGTGGTATTCTATCTATAAATGAAGTTAGAGAAGAGCTTGGATTCCCTAATATTGGTGAGGAAGGTGATAAACATATTATACCATTTACAGATATTAATCAAAATTCAATAGAAAGTAATGGAGAAGGAAGTGAGAAGTCTGAGTCAGGAAATGACTCTGAACGAGGAGAAGAGAACGATTGAGGGTTATGCTCTTGTATTTAACTCTCCTTCTGAGGATTTAGGTGGATTTACAGAGATTATAGAAAGATCTGCTATAGATGAAGATACTATAAAAAGATCTGATATATTTGTAAAATTGAATCACAATAATGATAAAATATTGGCTAGATCTAAGAAAGGAAAGGGAAATCTTGAACTAATTCTTGATAGTAAAGGATTATTCTATAGATTTGAAGCTCCACATACTCCAAGTGGTGAAGAGTGTCTAGAACAAGTAAGGAATGGTGTTATTGATTCAAGTTCCTTCTGTTTCACTCTTCCTAAAGATGGTAAAGGTGATAAGTGGGAAAGAAAAGGTGGAAAGGTATATCGTTATATAGTTAAGATTGACAAACTATATGACGTATCTCCTGTATATACTCCTGCTTATGAAGCTACTACCTGTTCAAAGAGATGTTTGGATGAATTAAATTACTTCAATACTATAGAACCAGAATTAAACAAGATTCAAGAAGAAATTGAAAGTTTGTAAAATGAAGAACACAGTTGAACTAAACAAAGAGAAAGAAGCACTTAAGACTAGATGTAAGACTATTGTTGAGGGTGCTAAGACTGAGATGAGAATGTTGTCTCAGGATGAATTGAATGAAATTGATTCTAATAAGGAGAGAATTTCTGGTATTGATGAGGAGATTCGTTCTATTGAGGATCAGTTGAAAAGTTATGATAATCTATTAGATTTTAACACAAAGAAAGTAAACGTAATGAAAGCAGAGGAAAGAAATGTTACTGTAGGAGAGAGCAGAGAGAAGGTATCTCTTCTTAAGATGATTGAAAAAGCAGCATCTCACCGTAATTTTAGTGATGCTGAGGAGGATTTTATTAGTAGAGGTAAGGCTCTTAATGCTAGTGCTGGTCTTGCTACAAGTGGTGATATTCAGATTGCTACAGAGTCTAGAGCTGCATTTACAGTAGGTACAGATCACAACGATATGGTTGCTACAGATATTCAGAATATTCTTGATCCACTTCGCGCAAAGAATGTATTGGTTCAGGCTGGTGCTAAGTTCCTTACTGGTTTGAGAGGTGATATTCAGTATCCTATTTTGAGTGGAGCTAATGTAGGCTGGTTGGCTGAGACCGCAAGTGCTTCTGATGGTGCAGGTACTATTTCTGCTGTATCTATTCAGCCAAAGAGATTGTCAGCTTATGTTGATATTTCTAAGCAGTTCCTTGCACAGGACTCAGCTGATTGTGAGGCTGCTATCTTGAGAGATATTGTAAACGCAGTTAATGATAAGTTGGAGGCAACTGTACTTGGTAAAGAGTCAGATGATCCTGCTCACTTCTCACTCTTCTACAACCAGACTCCTACAGCTATTTCAACTTATGCTGGTCTTTGCAATTTGGAGGCTTCTGTAGAGAATGCTAATATCTTTGGTAAGATGTCTTATCTTGTATCTCCAGGTGCTAAGGCTGCTTTGAGAGGTATGGCTAAGTCTTCTAAGGTTACTCAGCTTGTTCTTGAGGGTGGTGATATTGATGGTACTCCTGTTTATAGCTCTACTAATGTAGGTAAGGGTGTAGGTTCTGGTACTCCGTTTGTACAGTCTGGTAACTTGATTTATGGTGACTTTACTAATCTTGTTATTGGTCAGTGGGGTGGTCTTGATCTTACTATTGATACAGTAACTCAAGCTGTTGCTGGTAAGGTAAGAGTTATCATTAACGCATTCTTCGGAGTAGGTGTACTTCGTCCACAGGCATTTGCATTTGGTCTTGTATAATTTATAATATATGAGTTTTAATTTGAACTTAGTTAAAAAGCATTTGAATATAGAGGAAGACTTTACAGAGGATGATCTTTATATTACTCACTTATATGAAGCTGCTTATTTAGCTGTTCAAAATCATATTGATTTTAGTTTGGATATCCTTTCAGAAGAGAATGAGGGTAATCTTCCCTCACCTCTTCTCCAAGCTATTTTACTATTAGTTGCTAATTATTATAGTAACAGAGAATCTTATACAAGTTTATCCGTAAATAAGCTGCCTCAATCTGTAGATTGGTTATTAGATCAATATAAGTGTTATTATCCTTGCGAAGAGTACAAGAGATATGCTTGGAAGAAATACCTTGAAGCAAAGAAGAAAGCTGAAGAGGAAGAACCAAATCCAGATAATGAGGAAGGAGGAGAGTAATGAGAGCTGGAGAATTAAAACACAGAATAACTATAAAAAGGCCTGTTAAAACAAAGAATAAATTTGGAGAAACTGTATCAGATTATCTGGATATATATTCTATAAGGGCTGAAGTTAAGTATTCTGAGGGAACCAGACAAACAGAGGATGGGATTATATTTACAAATTATATAGTTACATTCAATATAAGACAGTTTTATAGCGACATAATAGAGAGTGATATTGTAGAATATAATAATAAAAGGTATCGTATTCTATCAATAGTTCCTTTTGAAAAGTCTCAGTTTATATCGTTAAAAACAGAGTTAATAAATGAGTGAAAGTATTACTGTAGTAAATTCAAAGGAATTTTTAAAGAATTTAAATAACTTAAGTTCTAAGAATCACAAAAGAGCTATAAGGAAGTCACTAACTGAAGGAGCAAAAGTTACTGTAAAGGAGGCTAGAAGAGGATTAAGAATGACTGTAGGAAAAACCGCTTTTAAGAAGTCTAAAAAGACTGGAAAAAGTATAGCTGCTGGAATTAGATACTCTGCACAGAAAGATATTCTAGAAGGTGGTGTTAAAGTATCTATTATGAAGGATTTTAGATTAAGGTTCTTTGAAAATGGTACTGTAGACAGATACACTAAGAAGGGATATAAAAGAGGTAAAATAGCTGAGACAAACTTCTTTACTGATTCTTTATCTAGGTGTCAAGAAGAAGCCTTTGAGAAAGTACAGGAAACTTTTAAAAATGAAGTATTAAAAGGGAATAAATGAAGTAAAAGAAAGAAAAAATGAAGATGTTATTTAACTTACCTATCTTTATAAGAGAGAAGTTATCTCTTAGTGAGAATGTTACAAATCTTGTAGGAGATAGTATATATCCTCTTGTTATAAATGATAGTGATGGTTCTGAACAATTCCCTTCAATACTTTATAATAGAGAGGGAATTGATATAATAACAACTAAAGATAGAATACATATACAGCAGCAAGAGACTTATAGTTTTTCTTGTCAGGCCACTACTTATTCTGATTGTATTGATATTGTACAGTCTGTATCAGATTGTTTACTAGGATTAAGAGAGGAAACTGAGGATTATTTTATTGTAGATGTATTTTATGAAGGTATATCAGAATCCTTTTCAGATGATTGTGTAATAGTAACACTAACTTTAAAATTTATAATTAATTTAAAATAATATGGCATTTAGTTCAAATCCAGTTATTCAGGGATCAGACCTGATGTTGTTTATTGGTACTGGCGATAATAAGAAGTCTATTGGCTTCGCAACAAACCACACTATTGAGATTTCTGTTGAAATGTTGGAAAATGCTTCTAAGGACCACAGTTCTGGTTCTTGGTCAGGTAGTATTCCTAAGAAGAAATCTTGGACTGCTTCAAGTGAGAACCTTTTTGCAAATGATGCTGAAGGTGTAACTTTTGCAGAACTTATTGGTTATATGAAAAATGATACTGCACTTACAGCAGAGTTTACTATTGATGCAGGTGGTGCGCAAACTGCTGATGCTTACGGTATTGTAGCTCCTACTGGTGGTTGGGATCCAAGTACTGCTAGTGGTACTTCAGCACTTAAGGGCACAGTATATATTAATAGTATTTCTGCAAATGCTCAGAATGGTGAAATTGCTACATTCACTGTAAACTTTACAGGTACAGGTGAGCTGGATGTAATTACATATCCTGTGACTACACCAAATCCTTAATATTATTCCTCTTTATATTTCCCAGAAAAGGGGATATAAAGAGGATTTATTTTTTTACTTTAACATTTAAACTAGATTCAATATGATTACGGAAAAAATTAAAATTAGAGATAAGGAATATATTCTTAAAAATACATTAAGATCGGAACTTTTATTTGAACAATTGGCTAAAAAACCTTTAGAGTTATCTACACAAGCTGACCTCTATACTTATTTTTATTCAATACTACTTGCAAATAATAAGGAGTTTAATCTACCTTTTATAACTGAAGATCCAGAACAAGACTGTTTTATATCAGTATTTGATGAGGATCCAGAACTATTTAATAAGTTTATAAACTTCTTAAATAAAGTTGCAGAGGAAAAAAGTATGTTCCATAAAAATGAAGTAGAGGAGAAGGAAGAAGATAAGAATAAAAAAGGTGGTAAGTCAAAAAAAGATTAACCTCTAAAGAAATCTATACTAATCTCGTACTAACCGCCCACTTAGATCCTAAATATGTATTGGATGAAATGGAAGAATACGAGATTAGTATTATTTTAGGTTCTTTAGGGGAAGGCTTTAAGATGGAGTGGGAAATGACTAGATTCTTATCTTATTCTATACTTTGTCCTCAATCAAAGAATATAAAACAACCTACTGATGTAATAAAATTCTCTTGGGAAGAAGATCCTGAGAATACTAAAGTTAGTAGGGAAGACTATAATAGATTAGCTAATAAAGCTAAGAGTAGATTAACAAATAAAGCTAAGAAATAGAAATGGATGTAGGAAGCTTAGTAACGAGATTAATAATGGATGCCTATCAGTTTGATTCTACTATAAAAAAGAGTCAAAAGGAAATATCTGCATTCAAATCAAAAGCAGAAGGCGTAGGAAAAAAAGTTAAATCAGTTTTTAATGACGTATCAGGAACTGCAACTAAACTTGTTCCTGCTATAGCTGCTTGTACTACTGCTATAGGAGCCTTTAATAAAATATTAAAAACCAGTGGATCTTTAGCAGATTCTTTTGATAAAATATCACTACAGATTGGTGCTTCTATAGACTATATGGCAGAAAGAGCAGCTGAGTTAAATTTTAATAATGCTATAGAGGGTTTAAAGGAATCCATAAAATTAGCAGGAGATTTAGCAGAAAAGCTGGATAAAATAGGTACATTAAATACTTTCAAAAATCTTGATATAGCTACATTAAGAAGACTTGAAGCAGAACAGAAGAGAGCCAGAGTAAATTATGATCTAAATTCTAATAAGGAAACTAAAGCTGCACTAGATGCTACTACAGCTGCACTGAAAAGACAACAAGCCAGAGTTAATAATTCTTATGACAAAATAATAAATGAAGAGAAAGGTGTATTAGAAAATTATAAGAAAACTGTAGCTAAAAAAGCTGGATTTAAAGATGATCCACTAGCTGAGAGTATTGCAGAAAACCTAGCTAGAAATGAAAAGAATCTAGATATGTCACAAGAGAGATATAAGAAGTTTGAAAATAAAAAATTTAAAACAAACACAAAAATTTCATCAAGTCCTACTAATTATAGCTATGGTGGTAAAACAGGATTTGTAAAACTGACTGGTCTAGATATTCTTAAAACTTATGACTGGAATAAATTAATAAATTCTCCACTTCTAAAAGATTTCAAACCCTTCTATGAGGCTACAACTGGTCAGAAACTTACAGAAAAAGGTTATGAAAAGCAAAGAAGATTTATATTAGTTTCTGATATAGAAGGATTGGGAGAAGATGAGATTGATATTACGGCAATTACGAATAAAGCTGCTGATATTGAAGATCTTGAAGCTGATAAAATTTCATCTGAATATCAAATAAAAATGGATGAAAAGAAAGCAAGGGATAAAACTGATAGAAATAGTAATAAAGTCAATACAAAGTTAACAAATACTAATGAAACCCTTGAAGAAATAAACAAGAAGTTTGAGGATGCAAAAGCTCTTTTGTCACTACAACTTAGTGAAGGTAATTTAGATAAAGAATCTTATCTAAAGGAATTACTTAAAACTACAAACAACTATATTGATAAGTTATATGATCCTCTTTATGCAAATCTTGAAGGTGTAAAAGAACTACGTAGTGCTGCTATATCTGCAAAAGATGATATAACAAAACAATTAAAAGATCTGAATAAACCCCGAGAAAAATTTAATTTTGGTAATACTAATTTTAACTTAATTAATAGTGATCTATATAGACAGCTAGAAAAACTTATTACTTTACAATTAGGTTCTAGTGGTAGTATGGACGAAGCCGAGTGGTCAGCTAATCATAGGTCTGTTTATACTAATGCTCTTTTATATGATAATGGTACTAATACTGATAAACTAATAAGACATATTATTGATATTAATAAACCAATTTCATTAAATTATGAAAAAGTTCTAGCTACTATTGCGAATAATGATAAAGGGGGTAGATTTCTAGGACTAAGTTCAACAGAAGATTTATCTACTATATTTAATAGAGCTTTTGGTGGTAGTAGGGCTGGTAAATCAGATGATAAAATAACATCAGATTCGGTTTATGAGTTTCTTAAATTTGTAAGAATTATATCTGCACTTCCTAGTGATATGGTAAGTACATTTAAAGAAGAGTGGATAAAACTAAATAATAAACCAGAACTATATATTAGTAAAGGATATGACTCTGCTTTACCTTTAGCACTTAAATCTGTACCAGGTGCATATAATTATATTGATACAGAGTTTTCACCAATTAAAGAAGTTCAGGATATTAGAGAAAAAGCAAGAGAGAAATTAGGTGTTTCAAGAAAAGATTTAAACGATTATTATAGACAAGGTGCCCCTATACTGGATACTAAAGATTTGGCTGAAAAAATAGATGCTTTTAAGAGTTTTAATAATTTAAGTGATTTAGATTTCTTCAATAACTCAAATCTTGAAAGTATTGATAAAGAGTTACAAACTAAATTAAATGATTTCAAGATTTTGATGAAGAATCGTTTAGATCTTAAAAAAGATCTTGAAGATGAATTAAATAGAGGTACAAAAATAGAATATGATGAAAATGGCAAAAAGATAGGAGAAAGAGATCTAACTGATGCTGAAGTAAATGATATAAGCAGCCAGATAGAAGGAATTGATCTTGCTACTAAAGCATACAAATCATATATAGATAAGCTTGAACGGGCACAAGTATCTACACAGAAATTAATTCAAATCTCTCAAGTATTCAGTATTAAGCAGAAGGAAATTAAAGAAGGTTTTGATAACTTTAGATCAATATCTAATTCTATAGGGGAAATAACAGGTGCTTTTTCAGATTTGGATGGTAAAGTAGGAGAATTTGCAAAAACATTAGGAGCTCTTAATAATTTTGCTAATATAATTGCAAATTTAGTAGAAAAACTTAAATTATTAAGTGAAGCACAAAAGGCTGCTAAAATTGCTGCCGAAGCTACAGGAGTTGCCATTAACGGTGAAACTGCAGCTACTAATACAAATACAGCAATTACTGCTGCTAATAGTGCTGCTAAAACCACTAGTGCTACTGCAAATAATACCTCTGCAACTTCAACAACTACAGATACTACAGCTAAAACTACAAACACTGCCGCCACAATAGCTAATACAGCAGCTACTACTACAGATACCGCTGTATCTACTGCTAAAACAGCTGCTAATGTAGGAGAAGCTGCTTCTGAAGGAACAAAACAAGCATCTAAATTACCTTTCCCAGCTAATATTGGTGCTATAGCTGCCGTACTTGCTGCTGTAGGTGGTGCTGCTGCAACAATTGCTTCTTTATCTAGAAAGAAATATGCTACAGGTGGTATTGTAACTGGTCCTGGTTCTAGTTTCTCTGATTCTATTCCTATATCTGTAAGTAATGGAGAGATGATACTTAATAAGAGTCAACAGAAAAATCTATTTGATCTTCTTAATTATGGAGGAGGGTCTTCTAGAGGAGGTGGATCTAGTGAAGTTAATTTCAAAATACTTGGAGAGAATCTTGTTGGGTCTATTAATAATAGAAACAAGGGAAGAAACAAAATTTTATAAATATGATATATATTGGAAATTTTAGAAATCTAGAAGATACCCTTTATACAGTTGTATTTAATACAGGAGTTGAGAGTGATAGTAACACTCTCTCTCCTTCTCCTTTTAAAGTGGGAAATAAATATACAATTAAATTAAATAAGGGTTTTTATTCTATTGAAAATTATTATAATGTAGAAGTAGTAGATTCTTCAGAATATTCTGTTTTTCTGGAGAAGGATAATTCTATAGTATATCTTGCAGTTCTATCTGATAATCAATCAATTACATTTCAAGGAACAGAAGAGAATTTTTATGATTTAGTATTTACAAAATTTCGTACAAAATTCTTAACACTAGCCTTTGAAGATCCTGCTGTAGTTGAATATGCTTCTGATTCTTCTGACATATACAAATGTGCTAAATATAGTAAAATGACAGTAAATGTTATAAATGATAGAATTTATGACGATCTTTTTGCTACAAGAAGTAATTCTGTAAGTGCAGTATTATATAAAAAAGGAAATATAGAGTGGCAAGGTTATTTAACTCCAAATATTTATAGTCAGGATTATGCATATTCTAAGAATGAATTAAGCTTGGAATGTATTGATACTATAGCAACTTTACAATATGAGCCTTATAAAGAAAAAGGAACTGATGCTATAGAAGTAAAAACATTTAAAGCACTTCTAAATAACTGTTTAAAAGGACGTTATGAAAAGGTTTATTATCCACTAGAATTTAAATCTGGTAAAGTATTACAAGGTGGTGGTAATGGGCTTCCAGAAGGGTTTACAAAATTGGAATATATAAGAACTGATGGAAAGGCTTATATTGATTTACCTCTAGATAACAGAGATTTCTCTGACTTCTTTGGTAAGATTGGCTTAGGTGTAGAATCTTCTTTCAGAGCTGACTATAGATATGTAGTTCCAAATATGTATAGAATAGATGAACCTTCAGCCTACTTCTTTGGTGTTTATACGGATACTACAAAGTTTGCTGCAGGTATATATGAAAGAAATGGAAGAGGGGATGCATTAGGAAATGAATCTTGGTTAGGTTGGGTTGGTCCTGATTGTATAAGAACTTATGAGGAAGAACTTTATAATAACGTTCCATATTATAGAAGAGATAGACTATTCTATAATAATGATAGTATAGCTACACTAGTTAGAAATGGTTGGGATAATAATCTAAAATATCACTGTATATTGGAATATCCTAATTATTACTATAATAGAGTTAGATTAATAAAGGATACAGCAGCCACATTTAAGAAGATTAATATAGTATTAAATGATTCACTTTCTTTAACTGAGTGTAATATATTTACAGGCTATCAACAAATAGGAGATTATAAAGGAAATTTCTTTTATGCACATAATTTTATTACGGGACAACTCAGAGAAGAACAGTCAGAAATTCCTAATTTAGGTGGTAATCCAAACTATTTAAGAATATTTGGATATAAACCAGAAGGTCCTAAACCAAGATTTGTATCTGATCTTCCTGTTACTAATACAGATTGTGAATATTTCAGAGTTTATAGTTGGGGACACTTAGTTATAGATTTAGTTCCTTGTATAAGACAGTCTGATGGACAAGTAGGATTTTATGATTTAAAGTCTAGACAGTTCTTCGGAAATTCAAATACAAAAGGAACATTTATAGCAGGAGGTGTTGTAGAAGTAGATAGCGTAAGTGATTCTTTGTCTACAGATACTTTTGACAGCTATATAGGATTAGATAATCTTACAATTAGTGAGAAAACCTGGTATAAAGATTCAGATAAAACTTGGGATAAGAAGAAGAGTATATTTGAAAGTGTATTAAGTTATTTAGGTTTAACTGCTATTGCAAAAGGAAAGTATTTATATTTACTAGATTACGAACATCTAAATATAAATTCACAATATCAGGTTCTTGATAAGGATTTAAATACTACAGGAGAAACTACATATTTAAATGATGTTAGAGTTTGGGATGGTAGTGCAGACGATAATACTTCTGTGTCTGTATTGAGTCCTTATAGTGAAGTTAAAGTTGGCATAAATACAAAGGAATATGATAATGTAATTGAAAAATTATATAAGACTGCAAAAGAACTAATTCCTGGGAAGATTTGGGAGGATTCTATTGAAACTGTTAGGAATGATAAAACTTATACTACAATATGGAATGAAGTTGTATTAAAATCTAAATACAGTAAGTCTTATATATGGAGTCCAGATAAACAAGAAGTTTGGGTTCCACAAACCTCTGATTCTTACTTCAAAGCATTTTATGAATTAGACCCAAGTATAAATCCACAGGAAAGAGTATCTTCAGATGAAGCTATTGGTTATGTGAGTAAGTTAGGTGATATTACTTATGAGAATACTACTGATACTTCACATATATCAAAAGCACTGGATTTTAATAAAAGTAATAGTAATGTTTTACATATTATACCTTTCCAACACAGAGATAACCCTGATAATTTCGGTATAAATAGAGCTCCACTAATTGAAATTAATGTAGTAAAAGATGATCTTATAGTTCCTTCTAATGCATTTTTGATTCTTAATTTTGATATAACTTTCTCTACACAAACTTGTTATGAATCTAATGCTGGTAGTAGTGCTCCAAATCAGTTTAAAGCAAACTCTTCACAATTTAATGTCCCTGTTATAGTGAAATATGGAGATTACTACTATACAAATAATGGATGGCAATTAGGAGAAGAATTTGAAGATGATTCTATACCTCGTACAGTTAATATTCCTCTATCTGTAGAAGAAACTAGTGAAGATGTATTTGATACTCGTTATTCTGTAGTTAATAATGTAGAATATGATACAAAGATAGATGCTGATGGTTTTAAGATTCCTTTGTTTACTGGTGAAACTGATGTAAATGATCCTGCAGATCTAACAGTGACTTTTATAGATTTTGCTAATCCTGGATATGATGGTAATCAGAATAAACTGGCTAAGTCTTATATAATCAGTAGCTTATCTTTAGAAGTATTACCTTCTTTGAAAGAGGAAGAGAGTATAAATGAAGACGAGGATGAAGACGATGTAATAGAGGTTATTGATAGAACTTATGTAGAAGAATATAACATTGATGATTTTAAAATCTATTCATATAATAACAAAAAGGCTGGTTATAATACAGTATATGCTTTTATTGATGGATCTTTGTATCTGCTCAATACTGTATATAATGAAACCTTAAATCAAATAGGAAATTTTGAAGAATTTGCTGTTAGAAAGAGAGTTATACAATACAGTTGCCCTAGAAAACAAGTTGATCAAGCTTTATTTGGAGAGTTTAATCCTTATACAAAGTTGAGAAATGAAGTAATCTTTGGTGATCTTAATTTTATTATAGATGAATCAACTATACATTATAGAACAGGTATAGCAGAATTAAAATTAATAGAGAAAAGATGAGTTATATAAAAACAAATTCAGACATACTTTTGAATGAGACTTCTAGAAACGTATATTCTCAGATGTTAAATCCTAACTTAAATGTCGAGTGGAATAATATATATGGGAAACCTTACGGACTAGATAATATTGAAGACTATAGTGCTGATATAGAGCAACTTAAGATTGATGTAGAAACCTTACAAGAGCAGATTAGAAATCTACAACCTTCTACGAGTACAGGAGGTATATTTGATTTAGGTCTTTGTGATACTTATAAAGAAGGTGAGTGGAAGTTTATTTCTGTTGTAAAGACAGATCTTGATACAAATCAGAGAAAATTAACACAGAATCAATATAAATTTACATTCTTTGATCAGGAAAATGGAGAATCTGTATATAGAGATGTATTATTTATTGTAACAAATGATTCTGATACTGAAGAAGGTCTATATAAAGCTCCTTGTATAAATGTATATAGATATTTATGGGATGGTACACAGCAATATGTTATAAATTTGTGGTTAGTTAATAATGATGGTACTTCTCCAAATGCTCCTAATTTAAATGGTATATATTCTGCTTCTTTATCTAACTATCAAGAGATTGGTTCTAATTATCCCTTTGCTCTAGACTGGTCTTGGAAGAAGTTAGGTTATAGACAAACTAATTTCTATTACAATATAGAAACAGCAGAGGAAAATCAGATCTCTGTATTAAATAATGTTGTAAGTGAGAGAAGTGAGGAATATTCTTACTATATTAGAAATGTAAGAGAAAGTGTAAGTGATCCTTTTACTTATAATCTGTATGTATGGGATTCTACAAATTCTACTTTTGTAAAGGTACAAGAGGCTGTTGATAGAGAGGTTGTAGAAGAAAAAGACGAAGAAGATGAAAATACAATTAGTAAGGATTTAGGTACTTTTGATGACAATAGTGATCTAGATCTTATAGTTTTGAAAGAAATAAGAAAGAATATTGGAGATAATATTTACAAACCGTTATTTAATATTCCTACTTATTATACAATCTCAAAACGCGTATACAATAGTCAGGCTTCTTATTCTCTTCCAGCTGTACAAGTAGAAAGAGTAAGTTACGTAGTTTATATTAATAAATCTGAAACTGCAAGTGGTGTAAACCCTTATGCATCCTTTACAGTAACTCTTGTAAAATCTTGTTCAGACGGTTTAACAAAGAGTCAGGCATTAGATTTGTCTTCTACTAATTGGGATAGTCAATATAACTTTATAGGTACTTTAACCTGGTCTCCTCTAGGTGGAGGTGGCAGTTCTGTTGTAGAAGATATAACTATAAATTTTACAAACTTTGATGAAGAGCTTATATACTTTGCAGATGCTGTAGAACTATCTGATTTTCAGTTATATAATTTGACGTATTGTGACGTAAAAATAGGAAATACAACTACAAGAGTGACAACTTCTACTACGGGATCTTTAAGTGTGCCTTCTAATACTGTAGTACAGCTTAATATTGATGAGACTTCTTTAGATGGAAGTGCAAAAGCATTTATATTTACTAAAAACTAATTGAAATGGATGAAATTGTATATACCTACGAAGATATAGTGACAGATACGAGCGTTCTTAATGAGGCTCCAAGTTTCTTTGAGGAAGGAAAGACAATATGTACAGGACACTTTGATGATCAACCTGTAGCATTAGTCAACTTTCTGTTTGGTGATAATGGTCTTAGTGCACTTCCTCATATTGAAGAAAAGACAAAAGACGGACTTTATCAACTTTGGGAAAAGATTGAAGGAGTATTCGATATGGAATATGAAGTCTACGAAAAATCAGAATGGCTCCATCCTTATATACGCAGAAGTAAGG